TACAAAGGGCGATATTCGGCTTGTAATCGAGTGTCCGAATAAGCGCAAGGAACAACACCTTGCTAAACTTATGGAACTTTTAGGGGAAAACAACGATGAAGATACGGAATACGGCAGAGATTGTTAAGGAGATACTTGAACAAAAACCACGCGCAAGGGACTGCGATTTTGTCCTTTATGGGTTTGTGTTGAATAAGTACGGATATCCGGTCAACATACCGTTCAACGAGTTGGCGAATTTAGTCAAGGCGGAAGAACTGCCGTCGATGGAAACCGTGGGGCGAGCGAGAAGAAAGGTTATGGAACTCTATCCGTCGTTGCGGGGCGACAGTTACAAGGTCAGGTTAGACAACACTGCGGAGTACATAGAGTTTGCACAGGACAGGAGCGTATGAAGTCGATAATTCAGGGCGATAGCGAAGATAGGTGTTACATTTGCGGACGGGCGGAGTGGATAGAACGACACCACATTTTCAACGGCACGGCAAACAGGAAGAAGTCGGAGAAGCACGGTCTGACCGTCCACTTGTGCCATTGGTGCCACAACGAGCCGCCGAACGGGGTACATTACAATCAGGATGCGGACACGCGTTTGAAGCAAATCGGGCAAAAAGCGGCGATGCGTGAGTACGGTTGGACGGTTGACGAGTTTCGGAAAGTGTTCGGGAAAAATTATTTATAAAACTATTGAAAAACTGTTGACAAACACGGGAATAGGGGGTATAATAAAGGTAGAAATAAAGGAAAGGGCAATGCCCGAAGGAGTGTAAAATGAAATTAAACTATTTTGAAATTGACGGACAAAGTTGTTATCAAGCGACAATTTGGGACAAAACAGGAAAAGGAGAATGAAAAATGTTAAAAAACTTTTTAAGAAAACAACAAATTGAAAAAGAAAACGCTGAAATAGAACAGTGGAAACAAAAATATAAAATAGCAAATGATTGTTCAACTATGTATTTCCACAATTGGTGTAAAGCAGAAGAAAAATTAAACGAACAAGAAACCGATTTGCAGATAATGCAAAAGCAACTCGTCCTGTTGGTAACGGCATTGACCGTGTATATTGAAATGTATGGTTGCGAACTTTCAGAAGCAGACCACGGAGAAGGATGGCGGCTAAACGGCAATGTTAGGACACAAGATGATATCACAGCGGTAATTAAGGCTAAAAATATCGCCTTGAATTATAAGGAGAATAGAAAATGAACATAATTTACGGCGATATTATGGAGAAATGGTGCAAAGAGAACGATTTTTCTATTACCGAGTTAATAAACGGGGCGTATGAATGGGCAGAAGAATGCGGAGCATACGGAGTGCGTGACTTTGAATACAAGACAGGCAGAGGCGACGAAACCGTATTTTTTGACCTCGTGAAGCCCGTGGTATATACTGTGACGACCAAACGCGGCGAGTATCTCGGGAAATGGACAAAAGGCACACCGTGGGAATTTGGAGATGATGCTTTCCCAGTAATAAGAGATTTGCAGACACCGCTTTATAGATTTAGAGTAAAAGGAGAATAGAAGATGAAAAAATCGTTCAAATCACTGATTATAGTACTTATTATAGTAATGTGTATAGTGGTATTGGCGGGATGCGTAACACGATCGCGGATGATTGACAATCCGACGAATTTATTGATGATACGCATGGCGGACGGCAATGTCGCCACATACGAGAGACGAGAAATCAAGAACATTGAAGAAACAAAGAACCTGATCATTCTTACTGTTGATTACGGGAATGGCATTGTATCCACCGTTGTATTTAACAAAGAGAATATAACTTATGTCGAATATGCTTGACAAACGGTCAAAGTTATGATACAATGGTTGTATAACGAATAGGAGAACAGCCTATGATTTTATCGGTGAAACATCATAGGAGCGCGAAGTAGACAGGGAAGCCTGTCTATTTGCCGTTGTAAGCGAAATGAGATTTACGGACGAAAACAATAATATATCAGTCAAGGACATACGCATTAAGGGCGACAAGGCATCGGGGCAACCGATAACGAAACTTGCGATGTACGAGAACATAGCCGACACGCCTGCGGAGTTTGCGAAGATAATCAGGTCGGCGCAGGAGATGTTGGACGGCATCGCATTCACGCCGAAACAGGCGGAAACAGTCAAAAGCGTTGTTCAGAGCAGGGCGGCAGAAGCCGTACAAAAGGCTGTGGACGCTATTTTAAGGGAACTTGACGGAAAGGGCTATAAGGAAGCAAAAGAAGCGATAGAGCGATTTGTGAGGGCAGAATAATGGCAAGTAACATAGTAAGAATAGCATACGGGGTTGTTAAGGGCGCAGGCATTGACACGAGCGATATGACGGTTGATGAAGTCATAGCGAAGATGAACGAGTTGCAAGATAGTGACAAGGTGTCGAAGCGCGACCTGGACGAGAAGAAACTCAAAGAGAAGGGCTATACCGCAGAGCAGTTGAAAGATAAGAGCGATAAGGATACAGCGGATACGGCAGAGAAGTTTGGCAACGAAAAGGGTGGAAAAGAAGAAAGATTGCGTCAGATTGACGAAGAAATCGAAAAACAAAAGAAATCGCTTACCGAGGGAATAACGAAAGATGTTGATGCGTGGAGAGACGCCAAAACGGGGAAACTTATAAACTCTAACAAGAGAGGCGAGTTTTTCCTTACAGATGACGAAACAAAAGCATCGACCGCATCGGCGGCGTGGAACATCTATAAGAATATGAACAAATTACAGCAACAAGGGCTGGAACCCGTTAAGACAAGCGTTAAAAAAACTTATGGCGAGATACCATACGAAGACAAACAGAAAATCGAAAGACAAATAGAAAAGTTAAAGACGGAAAAGGAAGCGTTACAACAGGGATACGACACGCTTGAAGAATATCAAAGCGCGAAAACCGAAGAAAACACAAAAAAACGAGATGCCCGTAAAGAAGAAATAGATAATTCTTACTTCGGGAAGAACTATCGCAAGGACTTCTACGGAGTGTATTATGATTATTACGGATACGATAAAGGTGGAATACGGAACTTTTATGCTCCCGAAATCGACCAGAGCGCGGCAATAGAATTGTTTGCACGGCGCGCAAAAGCATTAGGGGCGACATATGAACACGCAAGTGCGAAATCGGGAGAAGGCAAATTTTCGACATCGATATATCTTACTTTGGACGGCAAGACATTAAGAATATCTAATCACGAATTGCCCGATGCACCTTGGCGTGATACATTGACTAACAACTGGCAGGCGCGCTGGGATGACGAGATAGTGTTCGGAAGCAATGCGGACAAGTCGAAAGCGACCAACGAAATGTTAAAGGCAAAAACGCAAAAGGAATTCGACGACTGGGTATTGTCGAAATTCAAAAGCGAAGAAGATTAAGAACGGGGGTGATTAGTAATGACCAAAGCCGAACGGGAAGCCTGTAAGGCGGAATTCATTACAGGTAACTACCGAACATTAACAGAATACGCAGACGCGCACGGTTATAGTAGAACATATATACGAGAGATAGCGGCAGACGATTCGTGGCTTGCGGACAGGGAAAAGCACAACAAACAAATAACACACAAACTGCTTACACAACACAAAAAGGAAGCGATAAATACGCTTACAGCACGCCGCGAGATGATGGAAGACATAAAAAGCACATTATTGAAGCGGGTGCAGGAGAAGTTGTCGGAAGCAACTTTGACGGCGAACGAGATGAACTTATTAGCGAACGCAGTGGTCAAGATTGACACTATGGACAGTGGTGCGATTGAGACAGCGGATAGCGAACGAGAAGCGTTAGAGAAGGTAGTAGAAGCATTAGAGGGAGCAATATGCCGAGACAATTAACGTTTACGGATAAGCAATTACAATGCTTGAAGACACCGACGAAGACCTGGAACATATGGTGCGGAGCGGTGCGAAGCGGTAAGAGTTTTGCGACTATTATGCAGATGCCCTTAAAGATAAACAAGCATTATGACGAGCCGTGTCTTATAGTAGCGAAGACGCTCGCTATGGTCGAGAAGAACGTATTAAGCGTATTACGAAATCAATACACGGACAGATTTATCGGGTTTATCAAGAGTACAGCGGACGGCAGGCGAGTAGTAGATATATTCGGCAAGGAGATAGATTGTGTCGGAGCGAACGATGCGAGAAGCGCGGCGAAGATACATGGAACGGAGTACGGATATGTGTACGGCGACGAAGTAGTCTTATGGGACGAAGCGTTTTTCACTATGTTGCAGTCAAGGTTAAGCCTTGCGGACAGCGAGTTTGACGGAACTTGTAACCCTGAAAGCCCGTCGCATTACTTGAAGCAGTTTATGGACAGCCCGACTTTCGACGGCAACTGTTTCGAGTTTACGCTGTGGGATAACCCGTATCTACCGAAACATTACATAGAGCGGTTAGAGAACGAATACAGGGGAACGATATATTACGACCGTTTCATTTTAGGGAAATGGACGAGTTGCGAAGGTCAGGTCTTTCCTCTGTTCAGGAGAGACAAACACTATATCACGCCTGACAAATACACCGACCTGTTCAATGAAAATATGGGCAAGATACGGTATTGTATTGTAGGCGGAGACGGAGCGACAACGAACGACAGTACGGCGTTAGTACCTTTAATGATATTCTCGGACGGACACGCTTGCGTGGGGGATATATTCTATCATAACCCGAAGGAGAGCGGGCAGTTATCGAACGCTGACCTTATTCCTTATATCCGACAATGGTACGATGACATAATCAGGAAGTACGCATTGGACAGGGGCGGAGTTAGATTTTATACGGCAGTGGACTGTGCGGCGGCGGACTTGGTGCTGACGATGCGAAAGAACCTGCCAACGAACTATAACATTACGGCAATGACGAAGAAGTCTATCACGCAGACGACGGATGTTGTGAACAACGCCTTTGCGAGGGACTTGGTACATATTCTTGACGTTGGTGGGACTTATAACTATGTGAGACGAAGATTTGAAAGTGGAGTGTCGCAGTTGGTTATAGACCTTGAACGGATGATATGGGCGAAAGGCAACGAGACTTACGATCCGAGCGTTCCGAACGACGTGGCTGACGCGTTCAGGTACGCCGTGAATACTTATTACAATAACCCGCTGAATATGTGGGACACGCCTGATTTCGGGCAATAGAAAGGTGAATTATGGACTGTGATTTTAACTCATTAGAATTTGCACCGTGGCAGACTGGGGCGGCGTTCAACGCATACCACACTTACAGTTTCGTCAACAATAGCGTATTCTACTCAATGATACCGTCGTATTATCGGGAATATATGAAGCGTTATGTGCAAAATGCTTTGTGGTGGAACGATGGCTGGGTGCCGTATTTCCACAAACAGGACAAGGGCATTTTGTCGACGAGACTGGCGGGAGCGATTGTTGATAGAGTAGCACGAAAGGTTGCAGGCTCGCGCATTATGTATAAGAATGTGGGCGAACTCAAAGACGACAAGGGAAGCAATGTAACCCGTAACTTTATATCCGACTGGGCAGAAAGAGTAAGGTTTGAAAGCGCGTTGAAGCGTGGCATTAAGTACGCGGCGGCGGGCGGCACTGCATTGTTGAAGACGAACAAAAACGCTGACGGCGATTTGTGGGTGGAGAGTTTAAGGTTTGACAGATTTATCCCCACGGTGGATGCCGCAACGGGGCTTGTGCGCGATGTGAAATGCTACCTGAACTTTGTCATTGACGAGAGCAAGAGCAAGGACGGCGAGAGAACGGGCGCGTATTGTCTTATAGAGCATAGGTATTTTGGAGAATATACCACGGTAACGGGCGAAGTCATAAAGAACGCCGCGTTGGTGGAGTACGAAGTATCAAGGGCTTACGGGAGCATTACGAATGGGGAATTCGTCGGAAACTCTTATGAGCGCATAAAGTGGGTGAACTTGCCCGACAAGATAAGAAAAGCGTTCAAGGACAATTACGGTACGGTAAGACTTGACGAGCCTATTTTAATGCCCTTCAAGGACTGGCTCGGTTGCGAACTTATGAACTGGACGGACGGGATAACGGGAATGCCTGGAATGCCGTTCGGTGAAAGTTTAATCTTAAAAGCGATACCGTTCTTGCAGGAATATGACTACCTTACGAGTGTCTATGGAACAGAGATGTACTTGGGGCGCGCAAGGGTTATATTGTCGCAAGGACTTGATAGCGGAAGCAACAGAGCGGGGCTTGCAGGCGGTTGGGATAGCGCATTGAACGACCAGGCATTCGTGAGAACGCCGAGTGTAAATCCCGAAGACGACAAACCGTTGCCGATACAATTCGAGATACGCTCGGAAGCATTGGCGAAGATGAGAAACAATCTGCTTGAAGCAATAGCGGTGAATGTGGGGATATCCCCGTCAACATTGGCACCGTTCTTACAGGACAGCAGTGCGAGAACCGCAAGGGAAGTATCCACGGAAGAGAACGAAACGGCGGGGTTTGTTGCGGACACAAGGTCGGTGTTGGAAACGGCGATAAACGCAACCTTAAAGCATATATGCGAATACTATCGTGCATTGCATCCTGAACTGTTGGATACGGTGGGAATAAGGTGGTCGCAGGCTGGATTGTCTAACCCGTTTATGACGACGGAGATGATGACACAGCAATACAACGCAGGACTTGTAAGCCTTAAAGGAGCGATATCGGCATTGAACCCTGACGAAGACGAAACGCAGATTGACAAACTTGTCGAAGAAGCAAAAGCGGATGCAATGGGACACGCTGATTTTAACGATAAGGACTATTACGATGATAACGAGACAGTTGAACCCGCAGGCGATAACGCTTGAAGACGCACAGGGCGAGATTAAGAAGACGATAAAGGACGCATATCTTGCGGGGAAGAGCCGCAGAGAAACCGAACGGCTTGTTGCTTTAATCATTGCGGCGGCGGTCAAGAAACTGTCCACTCCTGCATTGATAGATTGCGCGCCACGGTCATTGTGGGCAATGGCGAGAAAGGTTTACAGTAACTTTTCGACGCTGAACGCAGAAACTTTGAAAACCGTTGCAAAAGGTGTCCCGACGGGGCAGTATCCGAAAACCTATATGAAGCAAGTCAACGACACCTTGCGGAAGATAGCGGATATACAAGCATTGGACGCGGACGATGTTACGGGAAGAAACTCGTTGAGAAACCGTGCGGAGATGGAAGTGCGGTACGAGTATCATCAGAACGAGATTGCGGACTTTAAGAAACAAGGCGCGAAGTTGGTAATTTGCAGTACGCACGCCGACTGTTCAGATAGGTGTTATCCGTGGCAAGGACGGGTTTATAGTTTAGACCACACAACGGGCATTACAGCGGACGGAAGGCGGTTTATTCCGCTCGAAACGGCAACGGATATATATTATACCACAAAGGCAGGAAAAACCTATAAGAACGGCTTGTTGGGCTTTAATTGCCGACACAGATTGTACGAGTACAAAGACGGAATGCAAGTACCTTATGTTTCGGCAAAGGAACAAAAGCAAGAGTATGCGATAACCGTGAGACAAAGGCAAATGGAAACGCAGATAAGACACTATCGGGAAGAATACTTGATTTACCACGGCACGACCGATGAAGCGTTGGCGCAGAGAGCGAGAAAAAAGGCGATAGCACTGAATAAGCGATACATTGCTTTCAGCCAAAAGAACGAAAGGGCGTACTATCCCGACAGGGTTAAAATAATTTAAGTCAATAACAGTAGCAAAGTTTGCGGTTTGGACGGAGAGAGCGGCACAGCCGTTGCAGAACGGACTAAAAGACGGAACGGCGGGGAACTGTTGGAGAATAGAATATTCTAAATACATTAAAAAGGAGCAAATCATTATGGCAATTTTTGGACGAAAAAAGCCGACACTCGAAGAAATCTTATCGATGATTGACGGCTTGCCCGAAGAAGATAAAACCAAACTCTCGGAACACCTGACCGAACGCCACGACGAAGAAGAAAAAGCGTACGAGGAAAAGGAACAGGGCGAAGAACTCGAAGAGAAAGGCGAAGTCGAAAAGGGCGAAGAAGAAGTGGAGCAAGCGGACGAAGCACACGAAGAAGCGACGGAAGATGCCGAAAAGGCAGAAGACGAAGCCGAGGCGGATGCGGAAGAAGAAAAGCACGACGAAGAAGACACGGAAAGCGTGGACGAACGAGAGGCTGTCTTTAAGGCATACGAAGAACGAATTGCAAAACTCGAAGAAACCGTTGCGAGAATGGCTGAAAGGCTTGAAGACAAAGAATTCGGCGCAATGGGTACGGCAAACCCGACCACGGACAATGGCGAGTGGGAAGGAAGACACACGAAAGCCTATTTTGGCAGATAACACAACAAATTAAAAGGAGATTTTTATTATGGCAGCAAAACTTGGTAACTACAATGAACCGTTTGTAAACGGCGCAACTCTTAAAAGACTGTATTCGGCAGTCGTCAAAGATAACATTTTTCAAGACCTCTTTACGAGAGACGGCGAAGCGGTAACGGAAAAATACTGCGAAGACACTTCTGTCGCGCAGGTAACCGTTCTGCGTATTCTTCCTGGCAACGGCGCGGCTCGTGCTATCGGCGCGGACACGAACGGCGGCTTTTTCAACGATAACCCTGCGTTCTTCAATCAGACCGAAGCGTACAATATCGACCTGCTCGACGTTGTTGACTTTATGATTGATATCCCCGAAGTACAGCAGGATATGATGTCCACCGACCTTGTCGCACAAAGGGCTAAAATCCTGGGCGGTCAAGTATCTCGCGCGGTCAACGCTATGACCATTGCGGCACAACTTGCAAGGAACTTCAACGATATCGCAAGCGGCAAAGTTGAGAAGAACTGGATTGTTATGGACGCACAGCCTGGCACTGGTGCATATCTCAAATACATTGTCAAAGCGAGCGCAAACCTTGACAACGGCAACCCTGACGAAGGTATCGACACCTATCCGATCGAAGAAAGGGCAATCTTCCTGCGTGCTGACTATAAGGGCGAACTTATGGCGGCTGGTCAACTCCTTGTTGGCGGCTCGAATGCGGCGCAGTATATGGTCAAAGACGGCGGTTTGTCCCCCGAAGACAAATCGGATAACGTAACTGGTTTCAGCGGTCGTATCCTCGATATGCCTGTCTATATGGCTGGTGAAGCGGTATGGAATATGGCGGCATCGTATCTCGGCATCGCTCCCGACAAAATCAAAGGCGTTAAAGGTCTTGTTGTATCGGGTATCGGCACTGGTCGTGGTCTTGCGTTCAATGCTTCGATTAAACAAATCGACAGCCCGAACGGCGCAGGTCAGAGAATGCAACCTTTGTATCGCTTCGGCGCAGAATGCTGGGATGCACTTTCGGTCGTACCTATCGTCGAAAACGGCTTCACGAACCCTGCAACGGCTGGCACGCAACTTACGGTCGTCGCTCCTGGCTCTCGTCTGTACACGATTACCTACGACAAGGGTACAGGCACTGGCACGGCTCCTGCGGCTGTTACGGGCAAGAAATACGGCGAAGTCATCACTTTGTCGGACGGCACGGGCGTAACGGCTCCGAGCGGAAAGGCTTTCAAAGGTTGGGACGAAAACAAAGACGCAACCGCTCCGAAATACGCGGCGGGCGCACAATATGTTGTCAAAACCAACGCAACGCTTTACGCAATCTTTGCTTAAAGACAATAGGGGCGGGAAACCGCTCCTTATGTGCGAGTAAGAGTATAGCCGTGCAACTCGGCAAACTTGCAAGGAGACAATATGATACAGAAACCTTTTAACGATGCGGATTTAATCTACAACTACGAAGAACACAGATATGTGCCGACAACCGACCTTATATTAAGGAAAACAGGCATAGACCTTGTGAACGGCAATATCCTTAACAGCGTTGACGATGCGAACCCGTCCGAACTCGGCGATAGAGTATTGGACGAGATAAGCGCGCATATTTACGCCACAATCTACGGAATGACGCTTAACGAGAACTATGTATCGTTTATGCTGGCGTGCGACACGGAGTACAGGGACAGGCTGAAAAGGGTGTTCGTCAACGAAGTGCGCTATGCGTTGAGAGCGGGCGACTTTTGGTTTACGCTGGACGAAATGGAAAGAGCGAACTTTATCACAAGGGACAGCGTGAACTTGCTGAATAAGCAACACTCGGAAACGGGCATAAGGCTGTTATATAGGGGCAGATTTAATATGCTGTTACGCAAGGTAGATTGGGAGTGGTAGAATGGGACTGAACGCACTTAACAGGAATGATAAGTATAATGTGTCGGCAGTGTATTTTAGGCGCGAACACATAAGGACGGACGGGACGGCGATGTGCGGAACACATATCAAGGTCAAGATAGAAGACAAGCGCAACAAGAGCGTAAGTCAGCCGATACAAAACCTGATGACCGACAGCACGACAATGCTTGTAAGCACAAGGAACTTGCAGGAATACGACAAGTATGACGAATTGTACCTTATGGGCAAGCGGTGGCAGATAGTCGAATTACAGACGGCTTACGAGAACACCGAGATAAACGGACTGACGAACCCGCAACTGTTGGCAGTACATTATCTTGCGTTGAACGAGTTAGGGGGTGAGCCTTTGTGGATTCGACCATAATCTATGCTGTTTATGAAACATTCTTTTTCATTCGCGACCGCGCGCCTATTTATACAGGCAATTTGCGCTTCAACGCAATGACTTATGATATACTCAAAACAAGAGCGAATATCTATGTGAACGAGAAAATCGCTCCATATATGAAATATACTAACGAGAATTGGAACAACTTTCGACCGCCTTTGTACGGCAAGCAAAACCCTAACGAGGGCTGGTGGGATAGAGCCGCGCACGATGCGGTGTATATGTTGGCTAATATGTTAGGGGGAACGGTAAAAGAAGTATGATTGAAGTTAAGCAATTTGTGGATATAATCGAAAATCAATTAAACGCGCTTGCGGTCGGAAAGGACTTTACTTTTAAGATATATCCGAACGAGGGCGAGTTTGTTGATGTTATACAATCTTCGCAGACGGAACTCCCGAAAGATGTAATCTATGGCGTGGTAACATTCCTGCCGAACACGACTATTCCGTTGGCGAACTTGGGTATTTTCAACATTACGGCGAGTTTGTCTATTTTGGCTCCCGTAACAAGGGGCGCGTTAAGCAACGACGATACTTACGGACACGTCAATGAGATAGCGGATATCTTGCAGAATTACTACCAACAGCAGACGGGTGCGAGTGGCACTTTAACCGACAAAAGCAATACGACATACAAGTATGTGCTGGGCATTAACACTCCGCAGACAGGGCAAGAGAGCGTTTATGGCAAGGCAGGAAGAGCCGTGCCGTTGTCTATGGTGTTGTCGTGGCAACTCATACGGGGCGGCGTATTGTTTACCGATATTCACGTTCTTATCGACGGAACAGAAGTCGTATGCACGGACTTCGGAGCAGAATTGAATGTCGGGCAACAAACGGACAACATCCAAAACGAAGCGTATTTGCAGTCGTATCCGCAAAGTCAGAACTTGTCGATGACGGTGCAATTACCGTACCAAAACACGGCATTGTGTAAAAAACTCATTGCACAGTTATGGAACGGCACATTACAGCAGTCGTTCACGGTAAAATACTACGACGGCACAACCTACACGGAAGAGACAGCAGTCACGAAGAAGATGATTGCGAGCAGAATAATCACGAACGCACAGCCTGGCACGAATATGGGCATTGTGGCAACATTTACTTTATCAAGGTAAAGAGTTATGGCGAACGAAAAACATTATATCATAACAATCAAACAAAGCGGCAGCGGCGGCGGAAATGGCGAACTCCGAGAAAAGACGGGGCAAGACGAGAACGGCGCAAGCGAAGGAACTGCTTTATCGTTAAGTAAGACCGTGGCGAAAGTATGGTCAAGTACCGCATTGCTTCGTACAACACTGGATGCGACAATGCAGATTGTGTCGCGCAACGAAGGGAACAGCCTTATCAACGAAAGATACAAGGCGGTCAAGGGTGTCGGAACAACCGCATTAACGCTCGGACTTGCGTTCGCGGTGGGCGGCGTTGGTGTTGGCTTAACTGCAACAGCGGCGGTAGCATTATCGTTCGGACGACAGATTGAGCAATTCAATTACGAGCGTCGGTGGGAGATGTACGGACTGACAGAGAAACGCGCAAGAGCGGGTGCGAACTTCAACAGGAGTAGGTTATGAACAATTTTCAGATTGCAATATACGAATTAGGCAGTTGGAACAACCTTGACGGATGGGTGCGACCGTTCGATCTGACTTTTGCGTTAGATGAAACGCTGGACAGCGGCTCTGTTCAAGTTACAGGAAGCACGAGAAAGGAGATAATCAAGCCCTACACGCTTATAAGGCTGACGATTAACACAACGGTCAAATATATGCTCATACAGGACGCAAAACGCACGCAAAGCACCTTTTCGGGGACGATTAAGTACGATTGGAACATCACGCTTATCGAGACCACAAAAATGCTCGAAAGGATACCGTGCGACACAATGCGGTTCTCCAACTATTTGGGACACGACTATGCAGGTGGGATACCTATATATGCACAAATTGCATATAGCATTCCCCCTGGTCAAGCAGAATGGTTAGATGGCGACGAGTTGAGCGACAAAGCACCGTTCTATGTGAATGCATATAATCGCGGTGTTACCGCAACTATTTATGGCACTCAAAACAAATTCAACTTAAAGTCGCATGCGACCTGGAAAAGCGCATATCAAGAAGTCAAAGTTAAAAAACCAAACGGCGAAGTGGTATATAGTCAAAAAACCTGGTGCGGTGATGACGGTGTATTAAATATGCCCGATGGTACTGTTGTTCTTACCGAGGCATATTATACAATAGAATATTCGGGAATTATTAGATATGTTGTATCTCCTGGCACAACCAACGCAACTTATACGGCAACATACCAAATTGCGACCATAGAGGGCATTATACCAAAAACTAACCCGACCATTACAAGCATTGTCGAGAAGATACTTCGTTCGGGCGTAACAAGGCGTGTCTATCGTGGGACGGGTGCGCTTGATGATATAGACAAGCAACTTATCCGCTTTAACGCGGCACAGGCGGAAAAATACAAGGCAATCGAAACCGAATACAGCACGACGAGAAACACCTTTTTTGAAGCATTGTCGGGCGTGGGCGAGATTATTCACGCAATGCCGAGACTGAACTTTATCGACACATTCGGATATAAGGGATACGAACTTGTGTTTGACGAACTCGGCGGGAATGACGAATATACCGTTCCGACAACTGCCGAGATGACTTACGAGCAAATGTCTTTAACGGGCGACGAATACTGCGAAGCAATCGACAGCGTGGTTGAGAATATACTCAACACAACCGATGTTGACAAGGGCGCGATAGTAGAGCCGTCCACGGGAACATACAAGACCGTAAGGACAGAACGCGGCGGGTATAAGATATCAGCCGACACGATGAGAATACAGACCGAGAGACCTATTTACAGGCTTATCAAGTTAGAAGTCTTGTGCAACGGAAAAGCGGGCGATATTACGGCTTATGCCTACGAGAGCGCGGAGTACGAAGCCTTATCGGAATATGCGGGCGCGGTTTATCCGTACTCAAAGGCTTATGCATTGAAGTACACTTCGGGGCAGAAAGATATCACGGGACTAACATTCAGGGACACTAACGCTACACAAACAGCACAAGCATTTGCAAACTATGCAATCTACAACATCGTCAAACAAGCGTTAGACACGACGATATCGGACTATACTGCGTTGGCGTTCAGAGTAACCTATATCCCGTTGGTTACGGCGAGAATAACGCAGAGCAAGCCCTACACGGGGTGGGAGACGGACTTTTCGTCGAACGTGCTTATATCTAATCAAGGCGGGAATATGGTCGAGAGCGACCGCTATGGCGAACGCTTAAAGGGTTATATTGCAAGGTTAGGGAACAAGCAAGTCGTGCGAACTTATAACTTTGCACAGTTTGAAGATATGCCGAAATGCGGACAACTTATGTATGTCGAAGACGAATATATGTATGTGTCGCTCATAAATACAAATCTCGACCAAAACAAGGTTAAGGCAACAATTCTCTTAACGCCGCAATTCAATAGACTGTCGGAATATGTCGGACTAAATAGCGAATACAGATTATATGATGTTTCTGAAAAACAAGCAGTCGAAAGGCTTGTAAATTATACAGAAAAGTGTTATATTAGTTATAGGGCAACAACGGCATCTTCAAAACTGCCGTTCATCAAGAGCGACGGGTATTATTCGATTTTCCAAACGCTCGGAAGACGGGCGGACTACGATGCGGGAGAAGTACCGACCGCCGCCTTGGTGCAAGTGAGCGGGACTTGGTTTGCGAGAACGCTCGACAAGAGAGCAAGCGGCAATAGCCTTGTGTTTGAGTTTGCGTTCGATGATAACTACGGCGTGGGCTATCAGTCTATACCTAACTCGGTATCACGCGATGCGGCAAGAATACAACGATTAGTGCCTTATGGCAATGTCTATGGCGAGTTTGACACGATGAGAGTGCAGTTTGTGCCGAAAGCGTTCACGAACTCCGCCGATAAGATGAACAGTTATCCCGCAATCAACAGCGAGTACCTTACAGATGTATATCCGTTATTCGATACTTCGTCGCTGGCAGATAACAGTGTCGTGTATCCATTCCTTATCGACAAGGATAACAAGGAACAGATAAACTTCACTTATCAACTTAACTTCATATCGGAGATTAAGTCGGTAGTGCTGGGAACGGCGTTCTTCCGTAACAATGATTTACTTGTGGATAGGTCAGGGCTTACAGGCGAGCAAAGAGTAGCGTTGAACCCGTCGATATACCTGATTAAAAAGCGACTGAATATGTTGTCGAAACCCGACCTTACGGGTGCGTTGAAACTAACTGCTCCGAACGGGCTTGCGTGTGTATTCCAGGATAGTTTTGCGGAAAACGCGGGCTTTAAGACGGGATTGCAAATAACGAACACAACAAACGAAACCTACGTTGGGTGGTGCGCGGTTGACGATAAAACAGGCGAACTGTATATCGGGGACAACTACGAACTGAAACCTAACCACACTGCACCGACACTATACTTCAATTTTAAGGAGTTATAATATGATTTTCTACTGCGATTTACAAGGCAACTTAAAGGCGTTTCAAAACGAAACGGTGTATCAAGGCTCGAACAACGTAACGACGATTTATGTCGTTGCGCCGTTCAGCCGTCCCGTGGGGCTTAACATCTCGTTCACTAAACCGAACAAACTCGTTACAAGTCCTGCGGTTATGAAGTGGGTGGGAACTCTTGGCAATGTCAAGATACCCGTTTCATTCGCCAATATCCCCGAACAATTTACCGATACCTACAATGTGTGGGCGTATGCCTTGCCGTACTCTATCACGGAGCAGAACGGCGTTGTGGGTGTGAGTGTCAACGCGGTTATTGCGGATAGCGTGGATGCAAGCGGACAACAGGCTTATACGGGCAATCTTACGACCTTTACGGGGCAATTCACGGTTGCTTATTCCGCATTGCCTTCTCCGCCTACGGATATCCCGACCGAGTGGACACAGGATAAGGTGTTGGACTTGTTGAACAACTATTACAACGACGCCATTCAGAAGATAGGCGAAATGAACACCTTAAAGACCAACGCAAAGGATACGCTTGTAAAGGCGATCAACGAGGTATTTGACGAGATCGCGGCTACGAACGCAACGATAGGCGACCTTTCCAGCCTTACCACGGACGAAAAGACCACGATTGTGGGCGCAATCAACGAAGTGGACGCACACGCTAACAACGCACAGGAAACGGCTGACAACGCCACTGTTTTGGCGAACACGGGTATTTCCAAAGCCGAACAAGCGCAAGCAACGGCTAACGGTGCAGTCGCCACAGCAAACGAAGCAAAGACCACCGCGCAAACCGCTGAGAATAACGCGAACAGTGCGGTAGATAAGGCAAATGACGCT